CTCGTGAAGTACCTCCCGAAGCTTTACAATGGGCTGTAGATGATTATCTTAAGCCTATTCTAGAACGTGCTGAGGAGTACAAAAAGGTCTACCCCAAGTTGTGTCGTCCTTTGACGCAATGGGAGATGGTCAATGGAATAGAAGAATCCATATACATGAAGTGTGTGGCAATGTCTACTTCCGTTGGACCACCATTGAGTGGATCTAAAATCATGAGCGAACTCTTTGAAGAGGACGAACCTGGCAAAGACGGTAAGAAGTATTGGAAATTAACGCAAATTGGTAGAGATGCTTTTGACTCCATGTATGAAAGTTTTAGACGTGGAGAAAAATATGGCGTTTGGGCTAAAACTTGTCTCAAAGATGAAGTTGTTTCTGAAGATTCGGAGAAAGTTCGGATTTTCTACATCTTAGAGGCTATGTTTGCTCTCATTGTTCGTCAATATTACTTGCCTGTCTGTGAGTTTATCTCACGAAATCCGCTTTTGTGTGAATGTGCGGTTGGAATTAACTGCGCTAGTCCTGAGTGGGATATTTTGATGAATTACGTTAAAGAGTTAGCACCTGATTCAATGATGGTCGACTGGGACTACTCTAAGTATGATCTCGTTAGGTCACCTGATGTGATGATTGCTTCTCTTAATGTGATGCGACAGATTTGTAACACTTTTGGTTACCACATGAGTGAACAACAACTCATGGATATGATTGCTGACGAACTTCGCAATCCTGTCGTCGATTGGAATGGAACACTTATTAGGATTTTCTTGTGGTCATCAGGTAACACGTTGACTGTTTATGGAAACTCTATTGAGAATTCCTTACATCAACGTATTTCTTTCTATATCAACGGAGTCAAGAAATATGGTCTTGAGGGCTTTCTAGCTCTCGGACCCTTCCGAGATAATGAAAGAATTGTTACTTATGGAGACGATGGCCTGAGTGGAAGTCGTCCAGAGGTACGCGACATTTGTGGTTTCTCTGCTAAATGGAGTTATTTTAACTCTATTGGTATGAAGATTACAGATGCCGCTAAGTCCAAAGACCCACAAGAATTCACACATTCGGATGAATTGGACTTCCTTAAAAGGAAGAGTGTGTGGCACCCTGAACTTGGTGTCCACGTTGGAGCCTTAGACTTTGAGTCTATCTGGAAAATGTTGCATATGCATTCAGGATCCGGAGAACTCGAGGATTTGGCTGTTTCCGCCATGATCAGTGCACTTGGAGAGGCTTTTCTCCATGGGGCGGATAAGTATGAAGAATTGCGCACGTTGCTCAGA